AAAATTCGGTGCTGATGAAATTAAGACACTTATTCATGAGCTGAATATTCCGGAAAGCCAATGGAGATCTATTTTTTTTAGCTAATAATTAGCGTAAAAAGCTAATTGCAAAGAGGAAAAAGAAATGGGAAAAGAGTTAATTATGGACGATGCAGACAGGCTGCTGTCTGTAGAAGAAGTAGCAGAACGTCTGCGGACGGGAAAACAGTTCGTCCGTAGCTTGATAAACGCAGGACTTCTTCCTGCACTATCTTTCCGGCGGAACAGGCGGATAAGGAAAGTAAGCCTGAATAAGTTCCTGGAAGAGTATGACGGACAGGATCTGTATAAGGTACTGGAGGGGAAACAATGAAAGTGTTGATAGCATTTATCGCCATTGTCTTGGGGGCGGGAATGTATGTACAAGCACCGCCGCCGATGATGAGTTATGTGGTAACGGCAAACAAGGGGGATACTTTATGGGATATCTGCTCAAAAATCACAACAGAAAAAGAAGACGTCCGGGAGATTATATCCAGGACGAGAAAAGAAAATAACATAAAAGATCCTGGGGCATTACAGCCGGGACAGGAAATCATTGTGAAAGTGGAAAGGATAAACAAATGAAACCAACAACAGGAGGACAGATGATTTATGTAGCCCACCCATACGGGGGAAATAAAGAAAATATAAAAAAGGCGGCAGAATGCTTAGAAGAGCTTCAGGAGATGTACCCGCACGAAACACTATTCTCCCCGCTGCACAATTGGAGTTGGAACGCCTATGCGCCAAACCACCAGGCAAAACCGATGCAGGACTGCCTGACAATACTGCGAAGGTGTGACGCAATTATCCTGTGCGGAGACTGGTGGAAAAGCATGGGATGCATGCAGGAGTACGCCGCATCCTATGTTTTGAGAATACCTGTCTTTGAGTTTAACGAAAACGGAATCAGTGAGGTCAAATAATGGCAAACGAAAAGGTCTTTACAACGCTGGGGGCGTCTAACCACGCCAAAGAAGAGCGGGAAAAGAATGATTTCTATGCCACGGATAAAAAGGCGGCATATCTGCTGCTTGAAAATGAACCGCTGGAAAACATATGGGAATGTGCCTGCGGCGATGGAGAACTTGCCAAAGTTTTCGATAAAGCCGGCGTTTTGGGAAAGGCAAGCGATCTGATTAACCGCGGGTACGGAGAAGCGGGAATAGACTTCCTGAAATATGCGGGGGGGGTGGGACGGAGACATAGTAACGAATCCACCATATAAACACGCAGAGGCCTTTGTGAGACATGCCTATGAAATTGTACAACCGGGAAGAAAGGTATGTATGTTTCTAAGGTTGTTGTTCCTTGAAAGCAAAGGGCGGCAGGCATTATTTGAAGAATGTCCGTTGAAAACGGTCTATGTGTCCAGGAAAAGGATTCCCGCATACAAAAACAACAATCAAAGCAATAAAAGCAGCGCCATCGCATTTTGCTGGTTCGTCTGGGAAAAGGGTTACAGCGGGGATCCTGTGATTAAGTGGATTAATTAAAAGAAGGAGACTAATCATGAAAAAAGAAATAGAAAGAATAATAAGTGGACGTACGCTTTTCTGTTGTGGATATCGGATCCGCCGTGTGGCTGGAATACTTTGTTACAAAAAAGATGTAGATGATGAATATAGATCGCTTACATCGGTAGCGTTAAAAGAATTGATATCAACGGATAAAAGATATAGAAGAGCAATAATCGCCGCAAGAAAAGGAAGAGTAGAAATGAAATTTAACGAAAGAAAATATGAAAAATGGGTCAAAAAAGGACTTGAGAAGGCAAAAGACTATGCGCATAAAGATGGGCCTGATGCCGGACCTATAACTGAATTTATAAGAAAAATAATGGAAGACGCTTTCTATGAAGGATACATGGCGGCAAAAGAGGAAAAATTCAATGGCAAGATTTCAATTATCTAAAACAGAATTCAAGAAACTCTGCGATCTGGTCAAGCAACGGGACATAGATCTCGCGGAAACATACTGTGCCTGCCTTGATGAATATCCCCCGAGGACAAATATAGAAATCCACCACCATGTACATGTAGGGAATTTCGGGGCGGATAAGGAAGACAATCTTATTTCTTTATCGTATACAACTCACAGATTCAAACTCCACGGACTCAATGCGGATATAAAAAAACATATGGAGAGAAACGTTGAAAAGTATCTGCATAGTCCGGAAGTAAAAAAATGGAGAGAACATCACAAAGAAGACTTGGAAGCGATATACCAAACCGAAGAAGAATATCGAATAAAGAAATTGCAGAAAAAGCACAAAGTAAAGAAGAGATACCCATGGGCAAAATACTGACACTTTCCGGCGGGAAAGAAATAGAGGTCTATACAAATACACATTGTCCGCTTTGCGGGAAAGAAACTTACCAGACGGTATGCTGCCATTTTCACGCAGCAAACGTTTGTTACAAGCACTGCGGGGAATGCAGGAATTTCAGAAAAGAATTTCAGCAGTGTGTATATAAACCGCTGCCAAAAGAAATAGAAAAACTAATGCAAAGAAAAAACGCCTGAGGCGAAAGCCTCAAGCGTCGTGCCGAAACACAAAAAATCCTATAAATATTATAGTGTATGGCACGGGAAAAGTCAAGAAAATAAGGGGCGGGAACGCTCCTTTGAGACCTTGATATTCCTATTATTTTAACGACAATAGAAAATAATCGATGGAGAAAATATCGTGCCGTACATGAAAGAGATTTTCCGTTTTCCAGGCGGAATGGAAATAAAAAAATATCACACCTGGCGGCTGGGTGGAAAGAAAACAAGAAACCCGAACGAAAGCGAAACAGAATCCGCCGTACAAAAAGGGAATGCCAGGCGGGCGAAAGAGAAATTATACAGGGTCATTCTGACGAACTTTCAAAGAGATGACTGGAGACTGGATCTCACATACAGAGATCCGCCGCCCGATCCGGAAGAAGCTCAAAGCAGAATAAGGAAATTCCTAAGAAACCTGAAAAATCTCTACAGGAAATACCAAGAAGAATTGAAATATATCTATGTGACTGAATACAAGGGTCACAGAATCCACCACCACCTTCTGATAAACGCATCAATGAAAATCCAAAGAAAAGACATCAGGGAGAAATGGCCGTGGGGAGAACTGAACTATAGATCATTTCGGTACTTTGATGGAACGCCGGAAGACTGCAAACGGTTAGCAGAGTACCTCTGTAAAGAAACGGACGAAACTATAAGAGAGCCTGGAGCGGTACAGAAAAAAAGATGGAACGCCAGCCGTAATCTGAAACGTCCCAAGGTTACAAAACATAAAATCTACTCCAGGCATTGGAAAGAAAATCCCAATCCGCCAAAAGGATACCGGATAGAAAAAGTGGAAAACGGGTATACGCAAGAAGGGTACCCGTACCAATATTGCCGGATGACGAAGGAGGTGCAGCAGAAAAAGAAAATCGTTTTCAAATGGTGCAAAACGAAAGGGGAAAAATATGGAAATCAAAAAAATAACCACGGAAGTGGGAATAGGGTACATCAGCGGAGCGGAAGAAAATCAGATAAGAAGTCTGGAGCCAGCAAGAAAGGAATTTTATGAAGCATTTATTAAATTCTCCGAATCATTATCAGAATTGGGAGACGCAAACCTTTTGAAAAAGCATGTGGGTTTTGTGGTCAACAAGATTGTAATTGGCTACAAAGGCGGAGAGAAAAAATCTTACACGGCATACGGATTTGTAAAAGTGGAAAACTATCCGATGAATGTTAAATTCACTACCGGCGGCATGCCATACGGGATATTTAAGAAATTGGATGAATGTCTGGAAATACTCATAGAAGAAGCGAAAAAGTACATATCAGGAGATCGTGCACAAGGGAATTTATTTGAGGAGGCAGAAAATGAAATGGATCATAGATAAGTGTACCGCGGTTTTCGGTGCGATGACAGAAGAAGAACTGGAAATCATAGATCGGGTACATGAAAACAAAAACGAACTGTCAGAAATTCAACTTCTGAACAAAGTGAATCAATGTCTTCTTTCAAAAAAAGACAGAAAAGAAAATCTCATGGAAGCTGCCGTGCTGATTATCGAGGCAGCGAACAGGGAGGGGAAATGAAAAGTTACAAGGTGATAGATACCAAATTCTTCAATGTGCACTTTACCTATCCGGGGAAAGACGGAAAATACAAACCTGAAGGACTGTTCTACTGCGCATATGAAGATGATTATGAAAACCGGCTGGTACATCTTGCCATAGACAGTCGCAAGGGAAATCTACTTGTATATGAATGTATGGATAAAGAACAGGCAATAGAAAGGCTTATGATTTGGGGCGAAATAGGAAGAATGGAAGAATGAGGTAGAAACATGAGAGTAGAAAACCTTGAAACATTGGATAAGAGATATGACATTGTATATGCAGACCCGCCGTGGATACAGAAGAAAGGCGGAAAGAAAAACGTCAGACCGAACTCAAGCGGGGGAGAATTAGATTACCCTACTCTTCCAATGAATGAGATAGAAGAAATCCTGCGGAAAGTGAAAACAAACAATAAACATAATTTCTTTGTGTGGACAATAGAAAAATATCTTTTAAAGACAGAAGAAATGATGAAATCCATGGGCTATAAAGTGCATGCAAGAATCATATGGAATAAAGTAACAGGAATGCCCACAGCATTTACTGTCAGATATCAGCACGAATACCTCTTGTGGTGCTATAAAAAAAGTAAAATCTTAATGCCGGTAAAAGAAGAACAAGGGAAATGGGGAGATGTATTCACAGAACAAGTAAAAAAAACATTCACAAAAACCGGAACATGCTTATGAAATGATAGAAGCTATGTTTCCAGACGTAGAGAAAATAGAACTTTTTGCAAGAAACACAAGAAACGGATGGGATTGTTGGGGAAATGAGGTGTAAATATGAATACAGTACAAATCACAGGAAATCTTGCCAAAGATCCAATTATCAGAGTAACCAAAACGGGAAAACCAGTAGCGTCATTTTCCATAGCTGTAAATAGGAGAATCACAAAACAGAACGGAGACACATTAGAACTGACAGGCTGGGTCAATGTAACCGCATGGGGGAACCTGGCGGAAGCCGTGGGTAATGAACTCACAAAAGGAAGCTATGTTTTTATCGAAGGAAGATATGCTACCAGATCCTATAACACACCGGATGGACAGCGGAGATATGTTACCGAAGTGGTAGCGAATATGATTGCAAAACCAATCGGAAGTAACATGCAGTCAGGAAATGCAGGCTTTTCCGGCGGAACATCTGTAACGCAATTTTCTGCGCCAGTGAAATTTGAAGACATGGGTACCGTGAGCAAAGAGCCGGGATATAATCAGCCAGAGTATGAACAAGATGAAATCCCGTTTTAAAGGAGGACAAAATGGACAAGTTGATTGACGTAGCGAGTGTAGTGATATTTATCAGCATGATCATGTATGCCGCGATTAAACTCGATGAGGCGGCAAGAAAACTGCGAGATGAAGAAGAGCGGATTTATAAAGAAAGGAAACTGAAATGAGAAGAGGTTTTGAAAAAGTAAGCGGATATGAATATGTAAACTTTCCCAAAAGAAAGACAAAGCAATCAGCAGGATATGACATTGAAAGTGCTGTTAATGTTGTAATCAATCCGGGCGAAACAAAATTGATTCCAACGGGGATAAAAGCATATATGGATGAAAATGAATGGCTGGGAATCTATATAAGATCAAGCATTGCGGTTAAGTATGGAATTATTTTGGCAAACAGTGTAGCGGTAATTGATTCAGACTACTACAACAATCCGGACAACGAAGGACATATCATGTTGCCAATTAGAAATGTATCCGAAATGCCTTATACAGTAAAAAAAGGAGACAGAATCGCACAAGGAATATTTCATCGATATTACAAGGTGGATGGCGATAAAACAGATGGAAGTAGAATTGGCGGTATTGGAAGTACGGGTAAATAGATCTGAAAAGGAGCAGAACATGACTTTAGAGAAGGCACTCGTAATTTTAGAAAAACTTGGAGATGGATTGAGTAATGGTAATTACTGGATTACAAGCGACTGGATAAACGTTGATGAAGACGAAGAAGAAAAATTAAATAACGATACTATCGTAGCTTTGGATGTAGTCATCAAAGAAATGAAACTGGGATCAAAAAAATAGAAGAATTGAAAAAACAAGACGTGATGATCATTGGAGGGAAAGATGAATTACATAAAAAAAGTGGCGGAACTCTTGAATGTAGAAATAGGAGAACACTTCACACTTCATTTCAAGAAAGAAAAAAGACAGATAAAAAACTTCTACCTCAACGAAGAAAAAGGACTGATGATAAAAACAGGTGGAAGTGACGTAAAGGCAAACAGCAGCTTCATTGAAGGAATACTCACTGGAGCACTGGAAATCAAAAGGACAAGGAAGAAATGAAAATACTTGATGCATGCTGCGGCGGGAAAATGTTCTGGTATGAAAAAGATCTGGATTTTGTTACATTCCAAGACGTCCGTGCCGGGATAAAAGAATATTCCGGCGGAAGAAAAATAAGAATAGAACCGAACCATGTAGGAAACGTCACAGATATGGACTTTGAAGATGAAACATTCGACCTTGTTATATTCGATCCACCGCATATGATCCGCGCGGGAAAAACATCATGGCTGAATATAAAATACGGAAAGCTACCTGAGAACTGGGAAACATTCTTCAGAAAAGCTTTTTCGGAAATATTCAGGGTGCTGAAAGAAAATGGCATATTAATCTTTAAGTGGAACGAAACACAACTCAAATTCAGTGAAGTAATAAAGCATTCGCCGTATAAACCGATGCTTGGAGACCAGAGAGGACAAACGAGATGGACAGTATTTGCGAAAAACACAGCATTACATCACCGCAAGGAAGAGCCCTGCTGATAAGAAAACTCTTATACGACGAGGGAGTTAGGTTCATGGTAAAAGGAATGATAGGAGAAACGATCTTATATATGGAGAGACCACCGTCCGTTCCGATTTATTACGAGACGGAAGAGCTAAGGAATCTTGATAATATTTGTTTAGCAGAAAAAGATGGAGAATTATTTGTGGTGAAAGGGAAAAAACATGGATAAAAGACAAAGAACAGTTAATCTGTTAATGGCATTTTCAACGTGGAAAGTAGGAAAAGAATATTGCGATGAATGTGCAGAAGCGCTTAGGTATATAGAGAAAATTTTTGCCAGCCATGAAAGACTGTTACGCATTATAAGAAACAACACTATATGCGGTAATGGTGATGCATGGATGGAAATTAAAAATGCAGTTAAAGAAGCAGAAGAGTTAATTCGAAATTAAAAACCACAAGGAGAGAAAAAATGACAATCAGACAATTCTTCTATAACCTAAAAGAAGTACAGTCGGTCAAAGTGGAATTGGCGGAAAATGAATATAGAAAACTTGAAGAACAGATGAACGGAGCTTTACCGGCGGAGCATATTTCCGGCGGTTCGAATTCAATACAAACCGTTCCGCCAGTGCTTATCCAATACGAAACAGCAAAAGAAAACTATGAACGGGAAAAAAAGAAATATGAAAAAATGCTGAAAAAGGCAGAGATATACATAGAAGAATTGAAAAATCCGATACGACACACAATCATGCGGCAGCGGTACCTGCTCAATTGGGAATGGCACACAATTGAAGTTACGAATAACTTCAAATACTACAGAACGATGATGAGAATACACAAATCAGCATTGGACGAACTTTCAAAAAGGCACAAAGAGGTGAGTTTCTAATGTGTGTAGGACGTTCGGGAGAAGATCTTGCAGTAAAAATTATGTTAAGAGATTATAAAATCAGATCAATTGCAAAATGCCCATACTGTGGAAGTTATATAGGTATGACATACAATAAAGAATTCATGAATCAACTTATGAGATTTAAATGTAATCATTGCGGATTTGAACAAGATGACTGGTATCTGAATGCCGAAAGGGCGTATGATAATTTGAAGAAAATGTGATATAGCTTGAACATCAGAAAAAGGAACAGGGAGAAATCCTTGCTCTTTTTTGAAAAAGCTAAGGAGCGAATCATGATTGATATAAAAAATTCGGCACCGATGAAGCTGCTGAAAAAATACAACTATCTCTATCCGCCCGCCTGGAAATTTGCAGAAGACATAGCGGCGGATAGAGAGTATAAAGATAAGTGGCCGCATGAGTATGTTTTTATTCCGATTGAGGCGGGACTTGAATTAGCGCTGGATCGAAACCTGCATAAGGAACAGATGGAAAACATAGCGGACGCCGTGGCAATAACATGCTTAGCCGCATGGCGTAAAACAAAGTTAATCTACGACTTTGACGCCACATTGACTGAGGAGCTCTATAAACAGGCGAAAGTGAATATAGAGCTTGACACGAGTATGCTTGCCATTCCTGCATACTCAATATATATTCGTCCGAACGATGGGGCGGAATACGATGGATTTTTCGTATTTTTTGATTATGACAGAGGACACTTTGAGTTTAGACTTCTTCTTGTCAATAAAAAAGGAAATGTAATTCTGCCAATCTATTTAATTCTCCCCGAATCAGGAAGTGAATCAATAGATAAAATCATAGAAAACATGGTAAAACAATTCGATGAAGTAGATTTACCGGCGGTAGAGAATGAAGACGAAGAAATAAATGGAGAAGTATTGAGATCGTTTTATAAAAACGGAAAACGGACAATAAGCAGATGGATAAACCTTGTCTTATACTTGTCCGCTGTCAATGCGGATATAAAACACGAAAAAAGACACTTTTTCCGGCGGTCAAGAAAAATAAAAGACATTCCGCGCGAAGTAGAACTGCTTAACGTTGGCGAAACGGTAGGCGTAAAAATTAGAGAACTTAGACAATCTGTGCAATACGAAAACACATCACCGCAGGGGGAATATCATAAATCCCCAGCGATGCACATAAGAAGGGCACATTGGCATACATTTTTATACGGAGAAAAGAAAGGAAAGAGAAGGTTAAAATGGCTGCCGCCGATTATTGTTAATGACTCAGGGAAAGATTTTATCACAGTTACAAACGTAAAAAAGAAATAGATGTCACATGGCGTCACTGCAGGTCACTTGCGGTCATGCGTGACAAAGTGATAAATTAAAGTTGAATAAGTATGAAAAACATCATGATACCGTCCGAAAGGGCGGTTTTGTATTTCCGGCGGCACTCATTGTGAGTGCCTTTTTTGATGAAAGGAGGCTGCTGTGGCAAAAGGAAAATTTGAATATTGGCGAACAAAAGATGGACTTTTGCAGATAGCAGCCTGGGCAAGGAACGGGCTTATAGATAAGCAGATCGCTCATAACATGGGCATTCGCAGAAGCACCCTTTCTGAGTGGAAAAAGAGATTCCCGGACATAGCAGACGCCCTAAAAAAAAATAAAAACATAGTAGACATAGAAGTAGAAAACGCACTCTATAAAAGAGCCGTGGGCTATGAATTCGAAGAAACAACAATAGAAATAGATGACGAAGGCAAGAAAAAAGTAAAAAAAACAACAAAACAGATGGCGCCGGAAACACTGGCAATCATCTTCTTTCTGAAAAATAGAAAACCCGAAGACTGGCGGGATAAAAGAGAAGTCGAAGTCAAAGGAGAAATAAGCATGACAAACGCTTTGAAAGCGGCACGGGAGCGCGTAATAAAAAATGAATGAAATCATTGAACTTGTCGAAGCCTTAGGTGAATACACACACGACCCCTTAAAATTTGTCTACTTTGCTTTTCCATGGGGGGAACCGGGGCCGCTGGAAAAAATGAACGGTCCCGAAGAATGGCAGAAAGACATACTGAAAGACATAAGAGACGGCGTGAAAATCAAAGACAACGTAGTCAGAGAAGCCGTGGCGTCAGGACACGGGATAGGAAAAAGTACGTTAGTCGCATGGCTTATCCTTTGGGCAATCTCAACACATGAAAACACCAGGGGAGTTGTCACCGCAAACACAGAAACACAGCTCCGAACAAAAACATGGCCGGAACTCATAAAATGGTACAACCTGTTTATCGGGCGGCCTTTGTTCACAGCGACAGCTACCGCTATATTCGCAAACGAATCAAATAAAGAAAAGAACTGGCGCATAGACGCCATCCCGTGGAGCGATAACAACACCGAAGCCTTCGCAGGCTTGCATAACCAAGGGAATAGAATCCTTTTACTCTTTGATGAAGCCTCCGCTATATCTAATCAGATATGGGAAGTAGCCGAAGGTGCCATGACAGATGGAGATACAGAAATCATATGGTGTGCATTCGGAAACCCAACAAGAAACACCGGAAGATTTTACGACTGTTTTCATAAATTCAGGAGTCTTTGGAATCAGAAACAAGTAGACTCAAGAAGTGTTTCATTCTCAAACAAAGGACTCATACAACAATGGATAAACACCTGGGGAGAAGACAGCGACTTTGTAAGAATCAGAGTCAAAGGACAATTCCCGAACGCAAGCTCACTACAGCTTATTTCCACAGAACTGGCGGAAAAAGCGCGGGGAAGAAACCTGAAACCGGAACAATTTAACTTTGCCCCGGTCATTATAGGGGTAGACCCCGCATGGATGGGAGATGACGCCACCGCCATATGGCTAAGACAAGGCTTAATGGCAAAACGTCTTAAGAAAATACAAAAAAACAACAACGATATAGCCGTAGCCAACTTGATAGCAAGATATCAAGACGAATACAAAGCCGATGCCGTCAATATAGACATGGGCTATGGCACAGGAATCTATTCGGCAGGAGAAACCATGGGAAGACACTGGAACCTGATTCCGTTCAGCGGAGAGTCCCCTGATATAGCATGTAAAAACATGAGAGCCTATATGTGGAATGAAATGCGGAAATGGCTTGTCAATGGCGGGGCATATCCCGATGATCAGCAGATGCAGGACGATTTGACGGGAGTAGAAATCAAACCGACAGAAGACGGAAAACTCCAGCTGCAGTCAAAAGAATACATGAAACAGAAAGGCATTCCATCTCCTAACGATGCGGATGCCTTAGCTTTGACATTCGCCGTTCCGGTGATCAGGGCACCCAACAAGAAAAGAGTCAATACAAAATATCAATTATTTACTTAAAGGAGGTACTCAAATGTGTTCAGCATTATTCGGAGGAAAACAAAGCGTAAGCACTCCGGAAATTAAACAAGTAGCGCCGTCTGCAACCACAATCACAAATGCAGACATTGACGCCGGCGGAACCGCCGACACCGAAGCCGCTAAAAAAAGAAAACAGAAACAAGGATATGCGGCAACAAGACTGGCGGACGTTGCACCGACCAATACAAAATCAACATTGGGGTAAAAAATGGAGAGACTATCAATAACAGCCGCTGCCCTACCGGCAGACCAGCCGACAATCAGAGCGCCGGATAAACAAAGCGTTCTTCATCGTGTAAAAGCCATGCGGGAGTACCGGCGGGACTACGAAGAAAGATGGAAAGACATAAGAGATCATCAACTTCCCTTCATCGGGGAATTTGGAGACACCGCCGATGCAACAAACAAAGCCCGAAGAAAAGACCTTATGATCTCAAACGGTGTAGCGTGGCTTGCTAATATCGCGTTTGCCGCAGGGATGGAATCTGGACTCACACCGCCGTCAAGACAGTGGTTTAAATTCGGCTTTTCAAACAGCAGCGCAAACGAAGACATGGAAGCCGCAAGTGTCCTCGACATCCGACAGGAAATCGTGGAATACATGCTACATCGTTCCAATTTCTATAACTCCATTCATTCATGCTACATGGAAATTGCACATGGACAGGCACCTTTGGGTGTATTTGCATCCCCGGAAACAGGCGTGAGATTCCAGCAGTACACCATAGGAACATACTACTTAGCGAGCGGAGCAAGCGGGAGAGTAGATACATTCTGCAGAGAATTCCAGATGACAGCAGACCAGCTCCTGGAACAATTTGGAGAAGAAAACCTGCCGCATGCCGTCAAAGACGCCCTGCAGAATGAAAACGGAAGATACAATAAATCATTTACCACCTATTGGCTTGTCATGCCGAACAGATACAGGACAGTCGGACAAACGGGAAGTAAAAATATGCCTTACACCTCGCTTTACTGGATAGATAAACAATCAGTAGACGAAGGGAAAGGCTTTTTATTTACCGGCGGATTTGAAGAATTCCCTGTACCAACGGCAAGATACCAGACCATAGAAGGAAGTCCCTATGGAAAAGGACCAGGATGGTACGCCGAAGGCGATGCAAGAATGCTGCAGATCATGAAAAAAGACTTCCTGACGGCGGTAGAACTCATGGTAAAACCACCAATGAAAGGACCTGCCAGTGTAGGAGATATAGGAGGCGTTGATCTAATCCCCGGCGGGTATACAAACCTAAACAATACGGGAACCAATCCAACAGTAGAACCTCTCTTCCAAGTGCCGGGAAATCCGGAATGGCTTGCCACAGAAATCCAACGGACAGAAGAAAGCATAAGAAGAACCTACAGCGCAGACCTTTTCCTTATGCTCGACTCCATCGACACCCCGCAGATGACAGCGCGGGAAGTTATGGAACGCCAGCAGGAAAAACTCCAGCAGCTGGGACCCGTGGTAGAACGCCTGCAGGATGAATTCCTTTCTCCGATTATCGAAAGAGTCTATAACATCGCCGAAAGAATGGGACTATTCCCGCCACTGCCGGAAGAACTTGCCGAAAGAATGGCAGACCAGGACATCAAGATAGAATACATCTCACCTCTTGCCCAAGCGCAGAAAATGAGCGGCCTTGTCAATATCGAACAAGCCGTGTCATTCGCTGGACAAATGGCGCAGATCTATCCGGAAGCCCTGAAAGCCATCGATCCGATCGGCACTGTCAAGAGATACTTTGAACTCCTTGGAGCTCCTGCCGTCATGCAGAGAAGCACGGAAGAAATCATGCAGATGATAGCAGCCGAACAAGAAGCCATGGAACAGCAGCAAGAACAGCAGTACATGATGCAGCAGGCACAGGCCATGGCACCGGCGGCACAGGCGGCGAAAAACCTGACAGATGCCGCCAATGATGGAAACCCTGCATTGCAGAACCTCTTGGGGATAGGTGGTGGATAAATGAAAACCAATGTAACAGAGCACGATGTGCTCATTCGGAAATATATAGAAAAACAGAAAAGAGAAGAAGACGTAAAAGCCATCAGAACCGTTTTGAAAAGCAAAGCGGGGAGATGGTTTTTTGTTCACATTCTTGAAATGACAGGCTACAAAGCCGAAACATTCACGGGAAATTCGCAGACATTCTACAACGAAGGCAGAAGGTCGATTGGGATCCAGATAGAAAGAGAGATGGTCGAACTCTTGGGAAAAGAAGGATTTGAACTAAGACAAAAAGCCGAAAAAGAATACATCGAATTTCAGATAAAAGCCAAAGCATTATTAGAAAACAAGGAGGAATAACAAATGGAAGGCGTACAGAACCCGCAGGCACAGGCGAACAATAACACGGATCCGCAGAACCCGCAGGTAGAACCACAGGTACAGAATCAAGAACCGGGAAGACTGGCACAGCAGGCAGGCACAGAACCGCAGGCACAGAACCAGGAATCGGATCCGCAGAACCCGCAAGGTGCACCGGAAGCATACGATTTCACATCGGCATTGCCCGAAGGCGAAACCTTAGATGAAGCCATTTCACAGAAATTCGGTGAAATCTGTAAAGGAATGAACCTTACCAACGAACAGGCAAACCAGATGGCCGCATACGGTTTTGAGTACGGGAAAGGGCTTATCCAGCAGATGAACGACATGCGGGAAGCACAGTACGACAAGTGGCAGGAAGAAACCCGAAAAGAACTTGGGGCAGACTTCGAGAAAACCATGAACGAATACGGCGCAGGACTCCAGCATCTGGAGAAAACATCACCCGGAATCAGGAAACTCCTAAGCGAAACAGGCGTAGGAGACCGTATAGAAATCGTACGTGCCATTTCCGAACTGGGAAGACTTGTTTCCGAAGACGGCGGCGTGGGCGGCGGAAATGCAAAAGGCGGAAAAACACCCATGTACCCCAATACAAATTTTGATAACTATTAAGGAGGAATAACAAATGGCAGTAGCATTAACACTGAATGATTTAAGAAAAAGACAGGCACCGGACGGATCCATTGATGTAGTCATTGAAACACTCGTCCAGTCCAATCCAATTTTAGAAGACGTAAGATGGGCAGAAGGGAACCTGCCGACAGGCAACCAGACCACACAGCGGAACGGCTTGCCCGAAGTACACCTTAGGCAGATTAACCGCGGCGTGCCGGTAGGAAAATCCAGCACCAAACAGGTAACAGACACCTGCTGCCTGATGGAATCCCGCTCCGAAGTGGACGTGGAACTCGTATCCCTTGCGCCGGATAAAGAAGCTTTCAGAACATCCGAAGATATGGCGTTCGTGGAAGCCATGGGTGAGGCGGTGGCTCACCACATGTTCTACGGAAACTCTATAAAGAATCTGGATGAATTTAACGGACTGGGAATCCGCTACAATAAGTACGGCGGAAAGAAACACGACGCCTCTTACCAGGTCATCAATGCCGGCGGAACAGGGAAAGGCAAACTTTCTTCCGCATTTCTTGTGGGCTGGGGAGACCGTGCCGTTACAGGCATTTACCCAAAATACGGCTATGCAGGATTGAAACGCCAAGACCTGGGAGAAGTAGACGCCATCGATGCAGATGGATATAAATTCCGTGCTCTTTCCACACTCTTCAAGTGGAAACCCGGACTTGCTGTCAAAGATCCTGAAATGGTTGCCGCAGTAAGGAACATTGATTTAGGAGCCGTGAACGCCGCTTCTGCCACTGTGGAACAGAAAAAAGCGGTAGTAGACGCCATGATCCGTGCGCAGGGACGCATGAGGAATCTAAATACCGTCCATCCCGTATGGTACGTATCCCCGGAAATGTATACATTCCTAACAATTTTCTATAGCGATAAGGCTAATTCCTACATCACCCGCCGCGAACTGATGGAAGGTCCGGTAACAATCTCCGTAAACGGTATTCTTGTACGCAAAGAAGACGCCCTCGTGGACACCGAAGACGCCATTACAGAAAATAAATAAGGAGGACTAAAAATGATTATTGATGCAGAAAACACCTTTTTCTATGAACAGGACCTGTCCAAAGGGACTAAATCTACAGTAGTAAATAACGGCGAAGGCGGTGACGCATATAACCCGTTGTGGCTGAAAGTCATTGCGTTGAAACCGCTTTCTGCCGCGGCAACAATTACACTTAAGACCGCGGACAAAGAAGATATGACGGGAGCCGTCACGCTGACAACTCTTTCTCTTGCAAAAGACGAAGGGGCAGGTGCGGCAGTGAAAGTACCGGCGGGATGCAAGAAATTCCTGCAGATTGAAGTAGCAGGGGCCACAACAGGAACCATCCGCGCATTCCTCACCATGGATGTAGACCTCGTATGAGTGGCATCCACTTTGGACAAGCGGTAGGAGGGCGGAAATTAGAAGACCTTTCCGCCAATGAACTCCGCGCCAGATTAATCCGTGCAGGGAAAGATGTTCCGAAGGACATTAAAACCAAGGAAGAACTGGTGGAGCTGGTAAAGAAATACTGTTAAAGACAAAGAGGACGGCGCAGGAGCGTCTCCTCTTTTTCTATGTTTACTACTCTTAAAACTACTTGAAAAGTAGTAGATAGAGAAAAGGAGGATCTATGAACAGTACAGACATTTGTAACATGGCCCTTGCCTACATCGGACAGGGCAGAATAGCGTCAATTGAAGAAGAGTCGGAAGAAGCAATCCAGTGCGGCATATTCTATGACCATTTAAGAAGAAAACTCCTGTCCGAACACAGATGGGGATTTGCGGAAAGATATGTAAAACTCGCACTCTTAAATGAAAAAATCCCCGGATGGAAGTACATCTATGCCTACCCGGCAAAATGCCTTGTCATCCGAAAAATCTACGAAAAAGAAAGTGCAAGAGAAATAGGAAAAGAAGACTACTTCATTTCAACCGTAAACGACTCAACAAAAGTAATCTGCACAGATATACAAAATGCTTATGCAAGCTATACCGCAGACGTGGAGAACGGGGAACTGTTCACTGATTACTTCATTGAAGCACTGTCTCATTCCCTGGCGGCAAACATAGCAGTACCTTTGTCGGGAAGTCCCAGTGCTGCAAACCTGCAGTATCAACTTATGCATCAGGCGCTGATTAATGCGAAACAGGAAAGCGCCGTACAGAACCATCATGAAACGACATACCCTCGTAAATATTTCAATATGAGAGGTTAATATGCAAAGAGAAACTATCTACCACATTCAATCATCCTTTGCCACAGGGGAAATATCCCCGGAAGTCGCAAACAGAATAGACCTGGATAAATACGCCGCCGCTTTACTTACGGCGGAAAACGCATATATACGTCCCTATGGCGCGGTGTATAAACGTGGGGGAACCTTGTACTGCGGAAAGACAAAAAATGAAAAAGTAATTCTAAAAGAATTTACAACAATAGACAGTTCATTCATGCTTGAAATGGGAAATAGATATATACGAATTTGGAAAGGAAACAGATATACAGGAGTAGAACTTGTCACACCATTCGCAGAAGATGAACTGAAAGAATTAAGAACATGCCAGTCTGCCGATGTGATGTTTATTGCATCAGGAAAACATCCGATACAGAAACTATCCAGGTACAGCGACACCAATTGGACCATTGGGGACTATGAAATAAAAAAGCCATACTTTGATATTTCCCTTTCAACAGAAATGGAAGGGAAAGTAGATACATCTTACAATTCTGCAGGAACATACACCTTCAATTGTAAAAAAGACGGCACATATACAGTAACCATAGCGGGCGGCGGTGGTGGCGGAGCTGGCGGGAAACACATAAAAGTGTTTAATAATCATTACATAAAAGGCGGTGACGGCGGCAGAGGTGCCCTTGTAACGCAAAGAATAGATCTGAAAAAAGATAACTCTTATACAATAGTCGTAGGAGCCGGTGGGACCGGCGGTAAAGGAACCGATGGCGAGCCAGGCACAGATGGAACTCAATCCTCTTTCAACGGAATTACCGCAGAAGGCGGAAAACATGGTCACGAAGAAATAAACGGCGCAAACATGGGTAATGGCGGTGCCGGTGGAATGGGTGGAACAGGGAGAGAAGATGGATCTCCCGGAAGTCCTGGATGGGTAAACATAAAACTGGAAGCCGATCTGTCAATAGTGCCATCGGGAAAAACAGGGTCCATTAAACTATATGCAAGCAAAAACTACTTTTCAGAAAACATGATCGGCGCCTATGTACAGATCAACCAGGAAGTAGACTCGCAGACTGTGACACAAAACGGCGGCGGGACATCAGGAGAAGTACTCTGTGGAAAATCATGGAAGATCATTACCCATGGTACATGGACAGGAACCGTGACAGTACAGAAAAGCACAAATAATGGTCCGTGGAAAGACTACAGGACATATAAATCGAACGATGACTTCAATGCATCAGAATCCGGAACGGTAGAAGAATACACAAGGTTAAGAATTGTATCTACAGCGGGGAATACAGACCTCACCGCACTACCATATACACACGTAGGAATGGTAAGAATCACCGGTTACATCTCTCCATTGGAAGTCAATGCGGAAGTCATAGATCCTCTTGCAAATACAAACCCGGCGGATTACGTTTGTTTAAACGCATGGAATGAGCAATTTGGTTATCCATCGGCTATAGGTTTCTTCCAAGACAGATTATGTGTAGCCGCCACAAAAAAACAGCCGTATATGCTGTGGCTCTCAAGAAGCGGGGACTATAATAACTTCTCTGTAGAAAAAACATCCGGAACCGTAACAGATGATTCGGCGGTAGCCTTGGCGTTCATCAATAGAAAACAGCAGACCATAGAACACCTTGTACCGGAATCAGATTTAGTCATCATGACAGGCGGAAATGAATGGATCCTTTCCGGCGGATCCGCGGTCACGCCAACAAAAGCAAACCCCAAAATGCAGACATCCAGGGGCACAACGAATGTCATTCCCTTATCAATAGGTGGGCGGGTCATCTTCGTGCAGCACAGAGGAAAAACCGTGAGAGATATGCAGTATCGTTTTGAATCAGACTCCTACGATGGGGCAGATCTAACACTCTTGGCAAAACACATTACAAAAAACACAACCATAGAAGATATGACCTACATGCAGGAACCGGACTCAAAACTGTACTTTGTCCTTTCAGACGGAACAATGGCTTGTCTTTCCTACATACAAGACCAAAAAGTATATGCCTGGTCAAGAATAAAAACAGAAGGAAAAGTCATGGCAGTCTGCAATGTGGAAAATCAAAACGAAGATAACGTGTACATCGCGGTAAAAAGGGGAAATCAAACATACATAGAAGAACTATGTAATAACAAAGAAACAGAAAATCCAAAAGACTATATCATGCTTGACGCTGCTGTAAAAATAATAGGACCGGCGGAAAGCGGAACCATTGAACACCTTCCGAACACAAAAATAGGAATCCTGGCAGACGGAAGATACTATGAAAAAATCCAAACGGACGAAGGCGGAAACTTTACACTTCCACAGGAAGCATCCTATATCATCGCAGGACTGCCCTATACAATGATGGTAGAACTTCCTAACTTGGAAATAAACACCAAAACAGGAACCATCCAGGGACGGAAAAAGAAAGTCTCCGCCGTAACGCTGAGACTGAACAACTCCCTTGGCGGACGGGTAGGAATAGAAAAAACGAATACATTACCTATCAAATACGATGAATTTTCGGAACAAGATGTTGTTCTGTACAGCGGAGATAAACACATCACCATGCCGAACAGAGGATTTAAACTCACAGGGAGAACAGTCATCACATCAGATGAACCATACCCGTTTAACCTGTCGGCCGTTGTAAGAGAGGTAGAGCTCGATGGATAACTACGGAAAAATCACCATAGAAAAAATAAAAGAACAAGATGTTCCTTGGCTGACAAAATACATCTTTGAAAACATGAGACCTATGGATAAAAAAGAAATCACCGCCCTTTGTGATCATGGAGAAGAAGCTGTGAGACAATCTATTATTTTATCCGATGAAGCCTATGTGGCCAAGAACGGAGAACCCGTCATGATATTCGGTTTCGTGAAAAAATCATATTGCATATGGGCATTAGGAACCGTCCTTGTAGATCTGTACCATAAAGAACTTGTGAAAATAGGACTGCAGTACATCAACGACTGTAAAGAAAAATATGGATACATGACAAACTGGATCCATGAGGACAATACAAAAGCGCTCCGATACATTAAACGTGCCGGGGCGCTTTTTACAGATACGTGCAAAACAGAAAAAGGAGATATTTTTGTGAGATTTGAAATAGGAGGGAAATAATGTGCAGTGTAATGGGAGCCATGATGGGGCTCCAACTTATTCAGGGAATTAACCAAAACAGACAAATAAAACAGCAAACAGCCGCGCAAGTATCAGCATATAACGCGCAGGCACAGGCGGCAGATCAGAATGCAAGAATAATGGACCGGCAAAGAGAACAGATTGCGGAAAACTACGCACAGCAGCAAGAAAAGCTGGACAGCAAAAGAAGACTCATTTTAGGACAGCAGGCGGCATCCGCAGGAGCCTCTGGACTGGATAGCATAGGAAGTGTCCTTGATGCGAACAGCGCAGCCATAAGCGAATATAGAAAAGACAGTATGAACCTTTTGGGAAACCAAAGAAATGATACCTTAGACGCATATATAAACCAAGTCAATTATGAGAACCAGGCAAACGCCGCAAGAGCCTCCGCGGCGAACGCAAAAGCACAGGGGAAATCCCAAAGATTGGCAAACTTCATTTCAACTGCTGCAGGGATGTTTGGGACGTATAAACAATTAGCAGGAGCAAGCCTGCCGAAACCTGCAGGAATGAATATGAGAACAGGATTTGAAGGGAGCCTTACCGGCGGAAATCTGACCTATACCACGCCTACTCCCATGTACACAAGAAATGCCATGAGTACAGGATTTACCACCAAAGTAGGGCTGACACAGACGAAAGACATCATAGGGCAAGGCATAGGGAAACACTATGATCCGTGGCGTTCAATCTGGAGGAAATAATGAAACTCACACAATACGACTCGACAATAAATAGAAACCTCTCAAACGCAAAAATAAACCCCATTACAGATCCCAATGCTTATGGCGCGAACGTAACAGGTACAGAAGCTTTGGGAAACGCTTTAGGGCAGGTAATTGATGCAAGAACAAAAGCATGGATGAAAGATCAGAATGATAGAGTCGTTGACGCGACAAACGAATACAATCGGCAGATTAATTCACTTTTGTACGATGAAAAAAACGGATTAACAAACACCATGCAGGGGAAAAACGCAGAAGGACTCCAGGCAGCTTATCAGCAGAATGAAGAGAAGATTCGCCAGCAAATTATGAGACAATACGGAATAAGTTCAGAGTATGCCAACAGAGCCTTCCGTAACCAGGTAGAAACGTCAATCACTTCTAACTTAGACAGCATAGATAAATTCCAAAGAAAAGAATTTCTCTCTTACGCAAGCAATCAGATGACAGAAATGAATGAAAACGCCATCAACTCGATTGTGAGAAGTCCGGACAGTTTCGAATCCGTCTATGGAAATATGGAGACAACATCAAGGGCCATCATGGCCGGAACAGGAATGGACGAAAAATCCATAGATGTTAAACAAAGAGCCATCTTGGATCATACAGCGGAAACCGTCCTCTCCACATTAGCCGCGTCCAATGACTATGAACGGGGAAATAAACTCATAGGACAATTGAGGGCAAGAGGCGGGAATGAAGTCATTTTAAAGAAATACGAAACATTATTCACTGGCAAAAAAGTAGCAAAGACCACAAAAGACAGCGCGGAAACATGGCTGAATAACCATCCGGAAATGATGGGGAAATCCAAAGAAGAAGTATGGGAAGCCTATAGAAAAGAAAATCCATTACAGCTGCCGGCTCAATCAAATGAAACCGCATTGGGGCGAATAGGAGATACAATTGCAAAAGAATTAGGATGGGATCCGTCTTGGGGCTTTGCGATTGCCGCTCATGAATCGGGACGAGGAGAAAGCGCACCCGGAAATAATTACTTCGGGTATAAATGGGATGGTGAAGGAGAATATCAGGAACTCAATACATGGGAACGTGACGAAAATGGGAATGCATACTCTACCACAGCAAAATTTAAAAAGTACGCAACACCAGAAGAATCCGCAATGAGTTATGTAAATTGGATAAAAACCTACTGTACACCGGAAGAAATAAAAGGCGTGAAATCACCGGCAGATGTAGTCCATATAATGAAAAAACATGGTTACTTTACTGATCATGAGGAATCGTATGCTGCCAGCGCTACAGAACTTGCCAAAGAATATAGTGCTCCGGTCCCGATGTCTGACGAGGAAAAAGCCGCCTTGGAAGAGACCGAAAGGAACTCCTTCTTCTCTGTCTTTGGGGAACATCTCCAAGCAAAAAAAGCTAAAGAAACAGAAATGATGAATAACCTGCAGATCCAATTGATGGACATGACGGAAAACGGGACATCAAACGAAGATATGTACGAATTCATAAAATCCAAAGGAGTAGAAAATCCAGAACTTTTAAACAACGGATCTTATCGCAGTTTGAGATTGAGCGCATTAAAAGCTGTAACGCAGGAAAAATCTCATGGCGGATTTGGGGGAGCAGAAGCACAGAACAAGGCATTCGCGGGAATAAAAGCCAGTATCGGTACAGACATCATGAACGATGATGACTTGAATAAAACATTAAAAGAACTGGAACAAAGGGGATATGGATTTACTCCCGCACAAATTGTAGAACTTAGCCAGGAATTAACAAAAGCACAGGCAGGAGAAGGGAAATACTCCGTAAAAATAGATGACACGGAAACAGACGTCATGGACATGACAGGGTTGGCAAAACCGGAAATACAGAAAAACTATGCAGAAGCCAAAAAGATCGTCATGCAGGAAGCCTTTGATTTCAAAAGTAAAACTGGAAGAGAACCAAATCAATTTGAAAGAAAAGGAATGTGGATAAAGGCTCTGACAGAACAAAAAGTGGGACCAGATTATGGATTCTTTGGAATGAGCACGCCGGAAGCCAGTCCGGCACAATTAATGGAACTTGGAATAAAGAGTGTGTCCTACACCTATGATGATAAGGGAATAGACGCAGTGGACTACTACGGAAGACACCATTATATTCCCGCCGAAGACTGGGATAAAGTCAAGAAAAACGAAGTAAACATAGAAGATTACTAAGGAGAAAACCATGGACGAACTGGAAATGCAAGAGGAAGAAAAAGTAAAAAATAGAGTGGATCGAATCCTTTTAGGAATAAAACCGATGGATCCGAATACCGATCTAAGAACAACCCCTACCATTGACGCCACCCCTCACCAGGAACCGAAAGGGATTTTAGAAAAAATTGGAGACGGAATCAGTGGTGCGGCAGAAAGCATTTCAAACGCCGCCAAAAGCTGGGCGGATAATAGGCTCCAAAACATGAGCATGGACATCTACAGCAATCTCTATGATCCTGATCCGGATAAGGAAAAACGTTTGGAACAGGCGCATAAAATAGGGGATCCATTGGGACTTCCGGCGCAAATGCTTGTGGACAGTAAAGAAGCCTATGAAATGGCACAGAACCAATACGCCTGGATGAAAACACAAGAAATCATGCAGGGACGTCCGTTCTCTGCCAATGCCTTAAAAGAACTCTATCCGGAACTGGCGGAAATCGCCATGAACGATCCTGTGTCGGCGTCACTTGCCTTAAAACAAGCAGATCAGATTTTACACGATAGAGGAGTCATCACAGGAGCTACAGCAGGAAAAATCAGCGGAGAACCGTCATCTATAGGCGAAGCATTCAAAGCCTTTACCGATGCCTGGGAAGCCGGACAAAACATGGATAAGATTTCTGAAATCGGTTATGCGGCCAGGAACGGAGATATTACTGATGAAGAAATGAATAGAAAAATAGAAGCCATTAACGCAAGAACCAAAGAATATGACGGCGATTCCACCATAGGGCTGATTGCAACCGAAACCGTAAAACAGTTTTCCATGATGGGGGCAGGGATGTTGAGAAGCCTCCCGGAAGGAGCGGCGGCAGGGTTAGCCATAACCTCTGTCTTGGGGGCGCCGGTCGTGGGAGGAATCATGGCCGCCACCATCTTTGCATCATCCCTTAGATCAAACATGGGGATGAACTACTACCGGCTGGCGAACAAGAAAAATGCGGATGGTACAAATATGTATTCAAGAAACGAAGCCAAAGGGATGGCCACCCGTGAAGCCGTACTGCAGGCAGGCGTTGAAACAGGACTGATGTCACTTGCCTATGGCGCACTGGGAAAAGTCATAGGGGAAAGTGCGGCTAAAGCCGCCATCATGAATGCAGGCACAAGGAATAAACTTCTGTCCGCAAGCCGCGGGGCAATGAGGAAATACGCTTTGAAGGAGGCCGCAAAACAATATGCCAAAGGGACGGCGGCAGAAATTGCAGAAGAAGGCTGGCAGGATCTGATCTCTACCACTGATGAAAAAATGATGGGAAGAGATAAGAACATTACATGGAAAAATATGTGGAATAGCGCTTTTGACGCTATGGTGGAAGCCATTCCGGCGGCGGTAGGGATGGGCATGCCAGGAGCCGTCATTTCCGGCGGTGGTAATTATGCAGGACTAAAACGTTTGACAAAAGAAGACTGGCATGCCGCAAGAGAAGCATTCTACCGTGAGAATGAAAAAGAAATGACACAAACCGTCATTAAAGAAAGAGAACAAAACAAAGTCTTCAAGATAGATCCGGAAGTCTATGCACAAAAGACACAGGCACAGCTTGATAAAGAAGGGATGGGAACCATATACATTGATGCTGCCGGTGCTGCCGAAACAGAAGAAGGAAGAACTGCATTGACGCAGCTCGTGACGGACGGAATCGCCACAGCAGAGCAAGTGGACGATGCAGTAAAAGAAGGAACACAGCTGGAACTGAAAGCCGGACTGTACATGCAGAAGATTTCCGAAGAATCGGCGGAGACCCTTTCAAACCATGCGTCCTTTGATAAAGACGGGCAGACACTCCATGACATCGAAGAAGCAAGAAAACACCTGGAACAAACAAGACAGGCGTTCAATGCAACAAAAGAAGAAAGAGAAGCAGAAGTGGCAAAATCGATCCTGGATCGTGATTTCACAGATCCGGAACAAAGAAACGCCATGGAAAAAGTTTTTGCTGAAGGAATGGAAGACGTAAAAGAAAACTACAAAAAAGTAAAAAAAGAAGCGCTGAAAACCTATGAAGATCTTATTAACTATAAATACTATGCGGAATACGAACCGCAAGGAGTAGAAAAAGTTCCCGTATATGAATGGTCCAGAGACTATGAACATGGAGGAGTAATTACAAGCGGGTATGTAGGCGGATCCTACATCCGAACGACAAATAATGACAGGTGGTATGCAAACGCTTGGAAGAAATACGGAAGAAAACCGAACAGAAGAGAACTCTATGACATAGCCGAACAAGAAGCCATCAATGAAATAGACAGCACATCAGCCTTTTCAGAAGAAGAAAAACAGGGATATATCAATTCCATCCAAGCGGCAAGAAAAGAAGTAGAAACCATTGAATCCCTGGAAGACTATGTAAAAGAACTGGACACAAGAGACATTGCCGCAAGGACACTCTTGTCGCAAAAAGCCTATGACGATGTGTACGCTCCCACGCTGGAACAACTGAAAAAAGCTCCTGCCAAAGCAGCAGAAGCGGCAGAAGAAAGCGCTTTTGTGTACGCAAGACTTGTAGATAACTTCTCCAAGATCTATAACCTGCCCGTAGAAAACATTGTAGCGTCAATCCAAAATGGCGGAAAAAATGATGGGTATAAGCAAATACTTCTTGATTTTAAGAAACGACTGCAATTAAGTGAGGGAAAAAATTATCATGCTGATGAATTAGAAACCACGGCAACCATCAAAGGAAATGAATTTGGGGAATATGCAGATATAAAGGAATTAAGAGAAAAAGCCCTTGATTACTACAAGAGAGAACTACAAGGGCATAGTGTTTATAATGAACTTTTGGGAAATATAAAATTTGAAGAAAAAGAACCAGATGGAGAAGTACAAATTACAGGAAGCGGAAGGAAGAAAATGTCTTCTTCCACAGCTAACCCATTGAAACTGCTGTCAATTAAAAGTTTAAAGGAATTGATAAGTGGTGCGAACATTATCACAGCTACAGAAGCAAAAGACGGAAGGCACAAAGGATGGAAATTCTACTATCTTCATTCGAATGTGGAGACCAATAAGGGGAAACAGTATGTGGTGGTAACTGTTGCTGATAAAGGAAGTGGAGCGATAGATTATTACAACCACAACATTTATACAGAAGAAGAGTATAAAAAAATAGAGAGTGATATTAATGCGACTCTCGAACACCGTGTTTCCAGTACGGGTCGGTTTTCGCAAAATAAATCACTCTCTTCTGACCTCATTATATATCCATCCACAAATATTTACAAGAAAAAGAACCTGGAACAATATAAAATTTATCATCAAACGATAAACAAAGACGCGGATATATTCTTCCACGGCGCGGTGGATCCTGTAGAAGGTGACGTGATAAAAGAAGGATATTTTCATGGAATGTTTTACAGCGGCAGTAGAAATTCTGCACTTGGACACGGAGACAGAATATATATTTCAGAAGTAAATGAAGACGATGTTATAAGTGCCAAAAGTTTAGCGTATGAAGATGGAGTATACGAAATATTTGAAAAGAAATATGGAGATGATGCTGAATTAATATATGACTTAACAACAGAATCAAGAAACATTTGGAATTTAAACGAAGAAGAAAAACAAAAAGTATATGAATTGTTAGGGTGCACAGACGAAGCGGATGCGGATTTCATGATACAAAAAGAGGCCGCGCTTGTTGCTGATGAATTGGGATATAAGGCGGTAGCTGTGGAAGATGAACACGGGACGAGTTACATTATTCTGCCGGGAAATAAAGTATATGAAGAAAGCGTCTACGAAAAACTGAATCCGGATTATAATTACAGGGTTTATCGGCAGGAACACAAAGGAGCCTACGCAGGAGCCTATGACGCAGACCAGAACATTCTTCACGTCTTTGAAGCAGCTAACCAATCCACAGTCATTCATGAAAGTGCCCACTGGTGGCTGTCCATGCTGAATAATATAGCCATCGATCCGGAACTGAAAGAACTTGCCAAAGAAGACAAAGTACTGGAAGCCACACTGCAGAAAGCACAGAAAGACAGAGACGCCATCCGTGCGTGGGCATCATACTATCCGGATGTTATGAAAGAATATAAAGGCACCTTGATCGAAAAAGAATTTAAAGAATATGAAGCTGCCATCAAGAAAGATCCGGAAAACAAAGAACTGCAGGAACGCTTTATACAGGAACGCTTTGCAAGAGGGTTCGAAAGATATCTATTGACAGGAAAAGCGCCAACAAAAGAACTGCAGGGAACTTTCCGGCGGTTCAAAAAATGGTTAATCAACCTGTATAAAACCACGAAAGAAATCATAAAGAATCCGGAAAACTACTTGGGGTTAAAAGACCCGTCCGATGAAGTGAAAGAAATCTTTGATCACATGGTAGCATCAGAAGAAGAAATAGAAGCCTGGGCAGAAGAAAAGAGATGGAATCTCCTCTATGATGACAGCCTTGACTATACGCAGACCGAAAAAGAAAACATAAAAAAATGGGAAGAAAACATCAAAGAACTTGCCAAAGAAAACGCCGTTAAATACTTCATGGAAAAACTCCACGGACAAGCCATGGTGGACTTTGAAGAAAACATCCTTCCACAAAAAGTAGAAACATTTGAAAGAAAACTGGGGAGCCAAAGAATATATGGACTGGAAATGCTGAAAAAAGGAAACGTCTTCCCGACAAAGAAAGAGTGGATAAGGGCACTTAAAGAAGAAGGATTTACCGAAGAATCATATAAAGACGCCGTACAAGAAGCAGGCGGCACCATGGAAGAACAAGTAGAGAAATACAAGAAAAAACAAAGAGAAGAATTTATAGAAAACATCTCCGGAAAAGATCATTTCAGGGTAGAAGCAGAAAAAGTCCTGGAATCTCCGGAAGGGAAAGTGAAACTGGCGGAAATCGAACAAAACGCCATGAAGCGGAAGTTGAGACAATATGCAAGGATCGCCACGGCCTCATTAATAGAACTGGACAGATTAGATCCGAACATGGAAGGAAAGATAAGTAAAAAAATCTTGTATGAAATCAAAAAGAGAAACGGATTCCTAAGCGAAGAAGAGAAACTCAAAGAAGAAAAGGCCGAACAGAAAAAAGCAAAACAAGCCACTGTAGAAGAAATTAACGAACTCAAGATAAAACTAAGAAACACAGTAGACGGATTAAGAACATCACAAGACAGTATGCTTATCTCGCCCTATGAACTCAAAGCCCAAGCAAGGGCTTTTCTTTATGGGAAAGAAATCTACAAAGCAACCAACTATAGATGGTGGGCGAGAAAAGCGGCCAGTGAAGGAGAAAAAGCCGCATATTTTCTAAAAAGAGGAAGATGGGAAGAAGCTGCCAGAGCAAAAGGAAGACAGTCCCGTTTTGCCATGAACGCCCAAGTGTCCCATGAATACGATGACCACGTAAAACATACACTCCACGGGAATCCCAAAGCATCCACAAACACACTGGATAAAGACGGCATGGAGAAGTACGGACTTGTCGGACTCATAAACAGGGCAAGTAAAGCCACAAACAACATAAGAATGCCCGAAAATATAAGATACTTCATTAACCACTTAGCCTACCAATTAGGATTAATCACCATAGACGGAAGGGCTCCCTTGGGTATGGATGGGGAACCGGCACCGTTTGACTGGGCAAACCTCAATAACGAACTGGATCCCACCGCCGCCATGGAAGGAGACAAGCCGGGAGACGCTGTACCGCAATGGATAAAGAAAATCTTTGATGATAACAATCAGACCAACTTGAGAGAACTGACTGTAATAGACTTTGATGAACTTGTTGAAGTATTCAAAAAAATCTACAAAACAGGAAGGAGAGAATACGAGGGAAACACCTTTGTTAATGAAAAAGGGGAAAGCCTTTCGTTTGAAGAAGCCGAAGATATAATAATGGCGGAAATCAAAGCAGGAAAAGAAAATCCGCTTTATAAAAAACTGGCAGAGAAAAAGTGGAAAAAGACCAAAAAAGAAGTGGGGGAATGGGTGGCGGATCTGGCGCTGCCTGAAATACTCATAGAACGAATGGGACAAAAGACCTATGATCTGCTTTATAAAAATATGGATAAAGCCTTTGCGAAAAAAAGACTCCTGCAGGAACAGGCGGAACTTGAACTGAAAAAAGTCATGAACATCTATGACAGAGAAACATTCAGAAAAATCCGCAATGACAAAATCTATGAGATTAACAAAGTTGACCACAAGCCCGTCATGGTGACAAAAGAAACACTCCTCACCATGGCGTTGAACTGGGGAACAGACTCAAATAGAGAAAGAGTGGTGGAAACCTATGGACTGGATCATAGAAACATAGAAAAAATCCTTTTTAAATATTTAAATGATAAAGACTGGGACTTTGTGGAAGCTGTTTGGAAGCACATCAATTCGTATTGGCCCGAAAGAAACATTGTACAAAACAATCTGTACGGAATCCCCTTAGGGAAAGTGCCGGGGAGGAAAATTATTTTACCGGACGGAAGAAAGATCAATGGCATGTACTACCCAATTAAATATGATGCAGAGCTCACAAGCAAAACCAAAGACAGAGAAATTAACGACATCATAAGAAAAGACATGCTCGGAAGAACCACATTCAATATCGGGATGGGCTCCACGAAAAGCCGCGCGCAAAGTTCCGGCGGACAGTATCTTAGACAAGACCTTGACGTCTACCTTGACTACATCAATGAAGCCATCAATCATATAGCCATGAGAGAGACCACAGCGGATATCTATAAACTCCTCTCAAGAAAAGACTTGGCGGAAGCCATTTCACAGAAATACGGAGTAGATGCACACAGAAGATTACAGAAATGGGCGTCTGACTGCTGGCATGATCCCGTGGATAAATTAACAAAATGGGAAAAGCGCCTGAACAGACTAAGACATAACTTCACCATGGCCACCATGGCATACAGGACATCCACAGCATTGTTGAACTTTGCAAACCTGCCATTAGTCATGGAAAAAATGGGCGCCGTAAATATGGCAAGAGGAATTTCCTCTATGTACTTAAGCGGGTGGAAAAATTATCGACAGCAGAGAGATTTCATTATGGAAAAATCCACATTCATGAGAGATCGTGCTACCAACATGGATAGAGACCTTGCCCGCGGACTGAAACTCAAAGAAGGGCAAGACGTTTCAAAAGTAACATCAAAAGCGCATGCCGTAAAAGATGAAATAGATCGATTTGCATATGCGGTTATTTCAGAGACGGACTTCATGTTCTCTCTTCCGGAATGGATCCAGACCTATAACAATACAATTGCGGAGCTGCAAATAGAACGCTCTTATATGTCCGTGGAAGAAATGGACGAAGAAGCGGTAAGGCGCGCCGATAAAATAGTAAGAGAAAGTTTCGGATCCGGAGAAATGAAAGATAGGCCGGATGTAGTCAAGAGCCGGTTAATGTCACAACTTCTTCCGTTTTATAGTTTCACCTCTCTGGTAATGAACCAATTTATCAGAGGAGGATATGACATTGTAGACGGAAGAGGGCCGCTGAAACTCATGCGGGCATTGCTCTTCTGGTATCTACTTGCATCGTTTGCGGAAGGCGGGATCCGTTACTTAATCGACTGGGCAACGGGAAACGACAAATACTCTGTTCTCCAAAGGATAGGATATTCATTTTCAGGGAACGGACCTATCGGAGGCATACCGGTGGCAAGAGAAGTTGTGCCGGGAATGTACCAGCTGTTTGCGGGAATGTATAGTGATGGCGGTAAAATGAGCGTCACCGGACTGAACATCTTAGAAGACGTGTTCAAAACAGCCATGGCGATCAAATCCGATAAAAAAGACTGGATCGATGTAGGACAGGCAGGAACAAAAGTTTTCAACAAAATAACAGGACTTTCAGATACATTAACCGATGGACTATGGGCGATAGCGCGTCTCACCACAACAGACACAGACGCCACAGCCTGGGAAGCCCTGTTCTCCATCATATTTGATAGAAGAATAAAGAAGAAAGGAGAAAAGAAGTGATAAATAATAGCGAAAACAGAATCGCATATAAAGGGGACGGTACTGCAGAAGAATTCGCCATCCCTTTTAAAGTCTTGGAAAAAACGGACATCATAGTAGTTATTGCGGATGAAGATAAAAATGAAACAATCCTGAAAAAAGACTACTTTGTAGACTTGGATAAAA